ATCTTGATTGGGAAGATAAGGCAAACACATGTCCTTCGTGTCTTAATAAATACAATAATGAAGGAATACATGTACAAGGACAGAGAGGTTTAGGTCATGATAATACATATCATCAAAATTCAGGTATAGGATCAGGTGTTCAAACAACTGAAGTAATTGATAATCAAACTACAGAATTAAAGGATGAAAATGAGGATAAAGAGAGTGAAAGAGACTCAGAAGGCAAACAAGACCCAGAAACCGATGGAACTAGTCATGGTATGTATAACCAAGATGTAAGTGAAGATGGTAGTTCAGGTAGGGTAGGTCAATCTAAGAAATCAGGTTATCAAACCGAAGCTGGAAATAACCAATTAGGTGGTCAAGCAAAGGGTGATGAGGACTCTTATAAAGATGACGAAATATATATAAACCCCAAAAAATAACGATCTAGTAATAACATGGCAGACGACAACGAATCCAAAGAAAATTATGACGAGGAAGAAAAGGATTCTGAGGAAAAAGAAGAAAGTTCTGACAAAGAAGAGGTTGAAAAATCTTTTCACGAAACAGTAAAATCTAACTTGGAAGTTCTAACTGATGTTGTTCAGTCCCTAGCCGAAACCCAAAAAAGTGTAGGTTCTACACTCGATGGTATCGACAACAGATTGAAAGCATTAGAGACACCAACAGATTTGCCTTTGAAACCAGCAACTTCTGACGAAGAAGATGTAGGAGCCAAAGTAACAGTTCCAGACGACTACCAATCAAATTCAAGACAAACCAGTCTTAATTCTGATCAAGAAGTCTCTGATGGTGAGAAATCACCAGAGTCCGATGAGGGCGAATTGAAAATGCAAGAAAAGTCACAACATACTTTTACCACAGAAACCCCAAGACCAACAACCAATGTTGAGAAATCTTTCAGTGAGGACTACAGTCCAATCTTAAAAGATGCAAGAGCAGAAGGTTATGAGGGTCTTGCAAACGTAGCTCGAAATATTTTGAAAGGAACATACTATACACCAACACAAGATGAGGTAGGTCAGTTCTAAAATGGTTCAAATACGAACAATTGATGAACTCGAAGCACAATACTACGGCTATAACCGTAACCTCCTTCGTAAAGCAGATGCACCAGTAACAACAAGTACAGCAGGCACATTCAACGCCATTTTTGGCGCTTATGCATGGGCACAGCTCAACCTTGAAGCCAACGCCTTTGGTATCTTACCAAAGTACCCTTGGGATAAATCTGGATGGAGGGTCATTACAGCCAAACCAACTCTAAATACTAACCAAGGCAACACTGCTTTAGGTGGTACAGCAGAGGGTGGAAACATTGCTGAAACAGTAAAGCCAACTCTACAAGAGATTGATGTTAGACCAAAGACAGCTCAGTTACCATTTAGTGCAACTGAGGTTATGGAATGGTTAGCAACACACTCTAAAGACGACATTTGGGGAGGACTTGGTTCACTCCGATTGTACATGGCAGTTCAGCACAAAGAGTTCTTAAACAGACAACTACTCGCAGATGTGGAAGGTACAGTAACTGGTTCAGGTACATGGGCAGGCACTAAAGACTTTGAGTCTTTAGACAGAATTGTTTCATCTAACGCAGAAGAATCTGCATTGGGCGCTTCAACAACTGGATATTATGACCCATGGGCTGCAAACGCAACTATCGACAGAGATAGTTCATCAAGCTTTGACAGCACAGTAGAATCAGCATCAGGTACTATTGGTACAAACGGTGTCCTTACCGATGATACTCTAAGAACTTTCTTACGAAAGATTAGAATAGCAGCAGGTAAAGATCCAAACGTGTTCTTAGGTTCCCACGAAGTTTATTCTGAAATACAAGGTTTGTATATGCCTTCAGTCCGTATTCCAAATCCATACGGTGAAGCACTCGTACAAATTGATGTAAATGGAATTCAAACATTCAAAGGTACTGGAGTCGGAATTCATGTAGACTCAATTTATGGAATACCATTCATTCCATCAAAAGATGCACCAAGCGATTCTGGAGATTCTTCAGAAGTCGGAAGACTATTCGCATTGGACACCTCAGATGCTGAAGGTTATGGCTACCCAAGAATTGGTATACAAATCGCAATTCCAACAGAATATTACGAAGCAACTCGTAGATCTGCAGGCTATCCATTCATCAACAATGCATTTGTTGAGAAAGGTGTCTTTAGGACTATGGGAGAAACTGTTTGTAGACATTTCAAGTCACAAGGTAAGATTAGAGATATTAAACTTTAGAAGTTTAAAGATCAGAAATCCAATACCTAAAACCCCTTTTTTTTATTTTAATACTTAAATTCAAGTTAGTTGTAATTAGATTAGTGAGAGTCAGAGCCTTACACATTCTTGGGCGTTGGAGATCTAAACAACGTTAATCTATTTCCCTCTAGTGAAAACTAGGGGGTATCTTTATATATGTGTCATTATACATTCTGTTATGGCAGTTACAACCAGTACATCAGACTGGACAAACGCTAACGTGAGAAAAACACTCTCATGGCAAGCAGCTTTGACCTCAAAGTTGCGAGTGTATAAAATCAAAGTCACAGCAGGTGGCTCAGATGCATATGCGACCAACGGAGTGTCGGCTGACCTAAAGGAGCAGAGAATATCCACACTAGTTGCTGTAATCCCAGAATACACGGATTCAACATACAAAGTAGAATATGACAAAGCCAATGAAAAGATTAAACTCTTTACAGTTGGTGGCTCAGCAGGCGCAGCTTTCGCAGAATTAGCTAATAGCACAAGTATCGCAAATAAGATATTTGAGTTCATAGTCATAGGCTACTAGAGTCCAAAAAAGCCTTCTTTTTTTTCTTTTATACGAATAACTTTATATATTCGTGAATCTTTCATATGTTATGGTAGAATACAATCACAATGTAGTATCATTCAATGCAGATACAGCCATAAAAGGTGCTCATGGTGTGGTAGTTGCAGTTTTCTGTACCAAGAAGGGTTCCAGTGGAGCAAAATGTATCTTAAAGAATGGAGATTCTAGTGGTTCAGCAGAATTCACTATATTTGGTGAAATTGAAGGAAATTATCAAGATATTAACAGACGATTTGAGGAAGGAATCTATGCAGATGTCACAGGCAGTGCAGAATATACGGTCGTTTTCAAGTAAATTTAAATACATACTAAGTTTATATATTACATGGCTACAACTTACTGTTCAGTCGAGGATGTATCTGATTTTCTCAGAGTCCCCATTACTGCTACTAGTACTCCTAATAAGAAACAGGTTGAAAAAATAATTAATAGGAAAGAATCAGAATTTGAGAGAAGAACTGGTCATGCTTGGAGAACTAAGACTATAACAAGGGAAGTTCACAGTTTACCTTTACTCTATACATTTGGTTGGGGTACACCAATTTTCTTAAGGCATAGAAGAATATTAGATTTAGATGCTGATCAAGGTGATAAAGTAGAAATTTGGCAGGGTGCAAGTGCAACTTGGGAAAACATAGTTACAAATGGTCAATGGTATGATATGGAGTATGAAAGAGGAAGTTTACATTTAAGAGGTTTTCTTTTCAGTATATTAAGGCGAAATAGAGTTAGAGTAACTTATAGATATGGTGGAGAGGAATATTCAGGTGATACAACAATCCCATTGGATATTGCAGATTGTATAATTAAAATGACAGCAATAGAATTAATGAACACTAGTTTTCGTATGGATCAGCTACCAACAGGTGGAATGAACTCTCCAAGTGAATCTAAAAAGATTTGGCAAGAGGACATTGAGAATTGTATAGCTAACAGACGAGAAGTGGTTGTTGTTGGGCTTTAAGTTTATTAATGATTTAGGAAGAAAGCTCAAAAAAGCTGCAAGAAGAATTACTATGGATGTTGCGATGATAAGTTGTAAAAATGTTCGTAATGATAATGGACATCAAGATGTCACAGTTGATGGTAAACCTATAGATGATAGAAATGAAACAGAAGTTCAAAAAGCAATTAATGAATCTGATGGAGATATTAGTACTAATGGTACAGAATATATGGAAGAAGATGTTAGGAGAACTTTCAAAGTTCATGATGATGCAACTATGAGAGAAAAAGACAGAGCTGTTGCACAAGCTCAACAACGAGGAAGAACACCTGAACCGAGTGATACAAATATTGAAGCAATGGATGAAAGTAGACCAGAGCCTAGAATTTTAACATCACAAGTAGTTGATCTTGAAAAAGGTGCAGTTGGTACACCTGAACAAATGCAAAAAGCAGTTTATCCAAAAACAGTTAAATTACATATACCAACATTAAGACAATGGGTTGAAGAAGTGAAATATGCATCATTTTCTAAGGATGAATTGATGGAAGAGTATTTGAAGGATAGGGAAGAGCAAACACAAGAAAACATCCAAATGAGTGAAGAAATGTCAGCATATGTTGGAAGAATAGGAAAGAGAGGAAGAAATCAAGATAAGGCTATAAATTCACTATATGATTCTGCAACATACAAAGTTGCGAGAAAAATATGGTATGTTGGAAGAAAGCCTGCACATTGGACTGATGATCAATGGAATGAGCACACTAAGACCATGAGACCTGCAGAAGGCACTTTTGATATGAAGAGAGAGGAGAGGTGGAGAGATGGTCTCTTTAAATATGACGTTAATTATAAATACACATACGGTAAACAATAATATGGCAACATTAACCTACGATGCAGTTGAAATAGTGAAAAACCTGATTCAGACAAAATGGTCAGATATACGACCCCCAAACGTTAGTGCTATATGGGATAAAAGATCTGTTGGATTTATGGATGATAGAACTGATGAATTGATAATTTATCCAAAAACGGAAAATGTTAATTATTTCGGAATTGGTGGTCAGGCACATTGGCATGAGCAAATGTTAGAATTAGAGATAAGAACATATCAAGATATTACTAGGCATAATGAAGTTGTGAAGAAAGTATCCCAATTAATAAAGGATAATTTGACAGGCACAAATTATGCAGATTTGAGAATAATCAGTTCTTACAGTAAGAACTATCTATATAGGAATATGTACAGTTATATCCTAACATTATCCATAAGAAAGGCAGATCCTCAATAATATTTAAATAGTAACTCACACCTTTTATATCTATGGTAACAGAAGTTTATACAGGCGCAGGTGCATCGGTTCATTATGGATTAGAGGGTGCAACTGCATATGGTACAGCAGTAACTGCAGATAAAACATTTGGACTAAATACAAGAGTAACATCATTATCCTTAACCACAAATAGAATAGATTTCAACACTTTAGGTCAAGTAGAGCCAACAGCATATGCATATGGTCAACAACAGGGAAGATTGGGAATTGGTTTCGTTATGGACACAAGAACATCTCATGAGATATTTGCCACATTATATGGTGTAGACAGTTCAGCACCTTTTACGTACCCACCAACATTGGGTGAAGATCAAGCACCAGTTTCAGCAAGATCAATAACAACTCAAATTCAATTACAAACAGCAGATAATCAAAATTCAAAAGTATTAATGACAAGAAAATTACTTGGTGGAATTGTTAACAGTATAGGGTTATCAACAAGTATAGGAGAACCATTAAACGCAACAGCAGATATTACATTTGGAAAAGAAGTTGCTGCAACAACCACTCACGCAGGTGGAACTTTGACAGCCCAAACAAAAATTCATTCAAGTGCTGTGCCATTTACATTTGCACATGGAGTGTTAAAAGTATCTAATGGATCATCACTACAACCTGTTGGTGAAGTTCAATCAGTAGATATTAACTTTAACCAGAACTCAGATTTATTGTATAAGATAGGCTCACACCACGCAACTGGAGCATTTAGAAAAGTCTTAGATATAACTGGAAGATTCCAATGTACATTTAAAGATATAACATTACTACAACACCTATTAGATCAGGCAGCAGATGCAACAGCTTTAACTGCAAAAGGTGGTATTGATGAAGATAGTTCAACACCAACAGTTGCAGCAAGTTTAACATTTACAAACCCACAAGATGCAGATCAAATACTAACAATAGAATTGACTGGATTATCATTTGATGAACACAGTGTAACAGGTTTAGAGCCTGTTGAAGTAGTTTTCCAAGATTTGCCATTTAAGGCAATAGCAGCAAAAATAACACAAGAGACATAAACCCTTATTAAATAGGTTTATAGATATTAGACATGGCACTTCAACAAGTGAAAATTACATATAATGGTAAAGATGAAGAAGTTGCATTTGAGGACTCTTTAACTTTTGGTGATGTTGAAGAACTGGTAGGCGAGGCAGTTGACTTATCAGATGTTACAAGACCTAAAATTGATTTACAGATTTATAGAATAAACTTACTAGTTAAAGTAATTAAAAAAGCACCATTTAAGATAAATGATGTGGTAACTATAAAACTTTTGGACTCAAAAGTAGTTCAAGCCATACTCAGAGAGGTGCTGAGATACCACCCTTTAGCAGATTATATCGAGGACTGGATGGAGACATTCCAGAGCTTAGAGGATCTGAAGAATCAAGATATTTAATATATTATTTTTGCGCAAGAGAGTTTGGATGGGATAAAAAGACCGTTGATTCACAACCAATAGAATATCTTAAAAAATTGCTCATCACACATAAAAATACTATGGAAGAGGCTGAGGTTAAAAAAACGATGCCTCCTACTGGACGAAGTTTTAGGAAAAACTTTAAGTAGATAAAGATAAATATATAAATCATGGCTGACGATGCAAATTTCCTAACAAAGGAAATAATAGAAATGATAAAAAGGCTTGAAAAGCGCATGGAAAAGCTAGATCATGCATATATGAAAGAAACTAAAGGAATGCTTAAAATGGCAACCACTCTTGAGATTTGGAATAAAAAAACACAATTAGCCCAGAAAAATGCAGATTTGAGAGAAATACAAGATTTAAGAGAATTAAAAATAAAAAGAGAGGCAATAAAATTAGAAGAAGGATTATCAAACCTTCGTAGAAGAAATAAATCAAGATTAGAACAAGAACATCAAGAAGGTGTACAGAGAAACATTAAGCTGAGACACTCATTAGAGGGAATGACTATAAGTGTAAACAGGGTGACTGGCATGTTGGGTGGTATTGGTGCACGACAGGGCATGGGAATGGGATTTGGTGTATTCACCAAAGTTCTTCAAACACAGCAACAGAAAGGTCAAACTGAAAGAGATATAAACTCTTTGATTCACAGCCTCGAAGAAAAACAAGAAAAGTTACCAAAGTTTGATGAGGGTTGGAGTGCTGATAAAAAAGAAGCATGGCATGCACAAGAAGAAGAGATTAAAATGATGAATGAGTCACTTAAAGGTTTGAGAAAAGAATTGGTAAACTTGACAGAATCACCAGCTGGTCAAATATTAGAAAACCCAACCATTAAAAAGATGGCAAGTAAATTTGAAGGGTTAGCACAGTTCTTAGGTGAACATAAAAATGGTATAATAATAAGTGCATTTAGTATTGGTTTACTTGTTGGTGCATTTAAAAAATTATTAAGTGTATCACCAATGTTACAAAAAATGTTAGAACTTATGAACTTATCATTTAATTTAGTTTTAAGACCATTTGGTGACTTTATAGGTTTCATTTTAAGACCAATAGCAATGTTACTTCTTTCAACAGTGATGCCATTCTTTAGAGAAGCATATCCGTTATTAGCACAGTTGGGAACTGAAATTGGTGAAAAATTAGTAAAGGGGGACATATTGGGTGCAATATTTGCTTTGGGAGAAAAAATATCACCATGGGACGTACTTGATTATGTTTTCAAAAGTCTTAGTGGTCAAGAGCCTGATAAACCAATTGAAGGTCAAATTGGACTTGCAGGTGCAGGTATAGCTGCTGGTGGGGTATTGGGTGTAGGCTCTACTGCGTATATGGGTAAAAAAATATTTGATAAGGCGACAGGGAGAGGTGATAAAACAACAACACAAAAAACCAAAACGACAAAAACGACCAAAACATCATTGCAAGATTATGAAGATATTGATAAACAAAAAAACAAAAAGAATTTTAGAGGAAGATTTAAAGCAAATTTAGCTGGCTTACAAGGAAAAATACCTGCAGATAAGTTGGCAAAGGTAGCAAAGTGGGGTGCACGATTTGGAACAAAAGCAATACCAATTGCAGGTTGGGCACTATTAGCAGCTGAAGTAGGATTGTCAGTTGTTAAAGCAGTAAACCCTGATGCATATGATGCTTTAAGAGAGGGTGCTATAGGAACACTTGGCGAAGATGTCGGTGGGTTCCTTGTACCAGAAACATCAATGGCAGAAGATATTTGGAATTTAGGTCAAACTGCTGTAGGTAATCAACCTGTTAGTGGTGGAATTAGTGAATCAATGACTCAGGTTTCATCTGGAGATACAACAATTTTCAATCAAAATATTGGAATGGTAGCAACATCAGTTGATGTTAATGAATTAACTAATGCTACAAGTGAAGCCCTTCATAAGAATAAGAAAGGAAGGTGGGGAGGATAATGGTAGTTCCTTTTTCTCTTAAAAAAACTGACGATGATACAGGTGCAGTTACAAGATATGATGCAGATAACATAAACACATTATCAGTAGATTTTAGTACTCCTTTGGCACCAATGCCTTTACCACAGCAGGCAGATACTGAGAATGTTCTTATTAAGGTTGAGGGAAACACAACAACATCTAATATAGCGTGGAAGATTAGGGATTTAGAGACTTGTCCATTTGTTGCAGAGTCAGGTACTTTGGCATCAAGCCCAACATCAGCAATAGACATAATTGAGTTCTTTAAAACACAATTTGTACCAATTACTGTTGCAGATAGTTATGTTTTAACAATTGCAAATAATTTAGTATTACAAGGAACTTTAATGAGAATGTCATTTAGTTTGAGTGCATCTTCACCAGTTGTTTGGGAGGGTAATTTACAATTTATACATGGAAATGTAGCAGCTTCAATTGATCCAACACTTGCATCACCACCAGTAAGAAGCTCATCACAGGTTCTTTTAGTAATTCAAGATGACAGTGGAAGTGGTCATAAAGCATCAGTTCCTAATATTATTACAGAGTCATTTGGTAACGCAACTGGAATAACAGGCTATGCAGTAAAATATAAAAAATCAACTGCTTCTGGATGGAGTCGTTTAGATGCAAATGATATAACATATAGTGCAAGTGCCACAACTGCAACAGATCAGTCTCTAACTCTTGATCTTGATGATAGTTGGACATCAAGTGAAAAAGTGTATGATTTCAAAATATCTGCGTTAACATCTACAAACACTGATTGGAATCAAAGCAGTTCAGTAGTTGAGAATGTGACGATAAATTGAGTCTTATTAAAGTTCTATCTGAAAGAAGGGGCATAGATGGATCAAATTACACCGTAAAAAGAAATATCTTAAAATGTAATAGTGGTCAAGTAAATCTTGAAGGAAGTAAAGCTATAGATAATGCCGTGTTTAGTGTAAAAAAAGGATATGATCTTGAAGTAGGTGATGTAGTATCAGTAGTCATGGATGATGTAAATGTTGATAACTTGAAACTAGCATACAACTTTTATTATAATCTTAGAGATGAATCTGGATATAATATTGATGGTGATAGGATAGATGGAAGTGCTGATCCAGTTTATAGTGTAGATACTGACAAATCAACAAGGATGTTGGGTCAGAAATGTTTAGATTGTACTGGTGGAGGACAGGTCATAAAAGCAAAAACTAGTACAAGTGAAAATAACACTGAGACTATAAATTTTCAACGTGGTAGAGAAATTCAACTTTGGTTTAGATTACCATCAGATGCAAATATGGATGATAATGACAAACAAATAATATTTCAACGAATGAATTCAAAATGTGGTCTTCAAGTTGGAATTCAAAGATCTTATAATGGAAAATGGTATGGATATTTGAAAAGTACAATGGTTAATGGAAGCACTGCAAATGTATTAGAAACTTCAACATATGCTAATCTTCTACTTGCAGCATCTTCAGATGATGAAACTGTTCACTATATTAGAGTATACAGTGTTCCAGATGATATTCTTGGTGGTGA